GCTTTAGCTCAGCTGGTAGAGCATCGGTTTTGTAGTCCGGGTGTCGAGGGTTCGAATCCTTCAGGCAGCACCAGAATTGATACTGTATGGCAAGCGTTGCAGAACTCGGACCTGAAATCCGGACTTGCCCGTCAATGCATGACGGCTCGCAGATGTGTAGACGATCTAGGTTCGTCGTCCTTGCCTAGATGCTGGATGATACGTAACCAGCTTTTAAACAATTCGTGGTGATAGGCGGAATTCTAGACTATGCCTATCCGTGTAGCTCACGAAACGAGCTGTAATAGCATCACAGTCCCCGGCTTCGGCTGGGGATTTTCTTATATACATGGTAGAGTTACGCAACAAAACTCAAGGAATATCATGTTACGTACAGCTTCCCCTGGAATGTCTCAAGCACAAGGAGATGCAAGATATTCCCAAATGCCGTCTACGCAATCAGCTTCCCCTACTAGCGGTCAAACGGTTTCATTTCAAAACACCAGTCTTGACCAAAATCTAATATTGAGTCCTGGCGGCGTTCTTGCAAGTTTGACAATAAATCTTCCAACCGACGCAACAAGTAGATTAGGGCAAATTTGCAGGATAGTTTGCACTCAAGCAATTACTTTGCTGACATTAGGCGGAACAACAATATTGAATGCGCCTAGCTCATTAGCTGGGAATGGATGTATCATGTTCATCAAAGTAGATGTGAACACATGGGCAAGACAACAATAGGATAGATCATGGCCGAACTGACTGAAAAGAAACGCGACAAAATCCCGGCTAAGGACTTTGGTCTTCCGGGCGAGCGCAAGTATCCTATGCCGGACAAAGCGCATGCAGCCAATGCTAAGGCCCGCGCAACTCAGATGGTGAAGAAAGGGAAGCTCTCTGAAGGCGAGAAAGAAAAGATTGACGCCAAGGCAAACAAAGTATTGGGTGAAAAAGAAAAGAAAAGCTATCCTATGCCGGATTCTCGTTTTCAAAAAAAGGATTAATCATGGATATCAGTCCCAAAGGTAAGCAAAAAATGTCCTATCCGATCAGTGATAACCGTTTCACTAAGGAAAAGATGGACAATAGCAAGATGATGGGCAAAGGCAAGCCCCCGAAGGTAGCCAAGCCAAAAGGCCGTGTGAAAGACGGCGGCGCAATGATCTGAATTCCCCTCTCCCTCACGGAGATTTGTCCCGGCCTCGTGTCGGGATTTTTTATGCCTGTTCAAAACAGAAAGCCATTGTCTTTATGTGCTATTTGATATAATAAAGCCCATCAATCAGGAGGTATCGTTATGTGTGCACAACTGCCACAAGTGGACTTCATCATTGGCCGGGATCAAATCTGATGCAAACTGGCCGTCCATCCAAATACAAACCCGAATACGCAGAGCAGGCTAAAAAGCTATGTGCTCTAGGGGCAACTGACGTCCAATTGGCTGATTTCTTCGGTGTAGCTGTCTCTACTGTTGCATTGTGGAAAGTGCAACATCAAGACTTTTCGGACTCCACAAAAATAGGCAAGGAAGAGGCTGACGACAAAGTAGAACAAAGCCTTTACCGTAGCGCCCTTGGATACGAACACGATGAGATCGATATTCGTGTGGTTGAGGGGCAAATTGTCCAAACGCCTATTCGCAAGTATTACGCTCCGAATCCTACATCAATGATCTTTTGGTTGAAGAACCGAAAGAAAGAACAGTGGCGCGACAAGCTTGAGCACGATGTAAAAGAAGAAAAAACGGTCAACGTCATCATTCAGCGCCAGAGTGACTAATGCCAACAATCACCCTCCCCCACAACGGATGGAAGCCTCGCCCCTACCAGCTAGGAGCTTGGCGTTATTTGGAGAATGGCGGGACGACGCTAAACCTGATTGCGCATCGTCGGGCGGGCAAGGATGAGTTGGCCCTTCATCGGACAGCATGTGCAGCGTTTGAACGAGTGGGTACATATTGGCACCTTCTCCCTGAAGCTGCTCACGCCCGTAAGGCTATTTGGACAGCTGTGAACCCTCACACAGGCAAGCGTCGCATTGATGAGGCATTCCCACAGGAATTGAGGAAGACGACTCGGGAACAGGAGATGTTCATTGAGTTTGTGAACGGTTCGACCTGGCAGGTTGGCGGGTCTGATCGCTATAACACGCTGGTGGGGTCATCTCCGGCCGGGGTGGTGTTCTCTGAATGGGCTCTCGCAAACCCTGCAGCATGGGCGTATGTTCGACCTATCTTGTTGGAAAACAAAGGTTGGGCGATGTTTATCACTACGCCACGGGGACACAACCACGCAGAGCGCATGTTCAAGGCCCAGCAAAAAGACCCGTCTGCTTACTGCGAAATCCTGACTGCTGACCGTACTGGCGTATTCGACAAGGACGCATTGGAGCGTGAGCGCCTGGCGATGATTGACGAATATGGCGATGACTTTGGTCAGTCGATGTTTGACCAAGAGTATATGTGCAGTTTTGATGCCGCGATCCTTGGTTCTTACTACGGAACATGGATCACCAAAGCCAAGGCTGAGGGGCGAGTCCGCAACGTGCCGATTGATCCAGCCATCCCTGTGCATACTGCATGGGATTTGGGTTATACCGACGATGCGACTATCTGGTTCTTCCAAGTTCCTCATGGTGAGGTTCACATCCTGGACTGCTATGCCGATTCCGGGAAGGGTATCGATCATTACATTGATTACCTGAAGAAATGGTACAAAACGCGTCCCACGGCCAAGATGGGCCATCTCAACCTTCCTCACGATGCCAAGGCAAAGACCTTTGCCAGTAATGGTAAGTCCACAGAAGAAATGATGGCCGCTGCCTTTGGGTGGGACAAGATCCGCATTGTTCCGTCTCTATCTGTTCAAGACGGCATCCAAGCCACGCGGGAGATGTTGAAGATTTGTTACTTTGACCCAGCATGTGAAGAAGGTATTGAAGCGCTGGGTCAGTATCAACGTGAATGGGATGATAAGAACAAGGTATTCCACGAGCATCCCAAGCATGACTGGACATCACACTACGCGGATGCATTCCGTATGGCCGCTGTGGCTTACCGCGAGGAGATGGCGACTAAGCCTAAGCCAGAGCCTAAATATCCTATCCAACAATCTATTAACCAATTGATCGCCCAACAACGGCGCAAACGACTAGCACAAGAGGCATAACATGGATTACCCGAACAGCACCGTTGGAAGCGCAACCACGCCGGAGGACTTTGGCCGTGGTGGGCGTGGTGAGGTGCGCCGCTGGGCTGCAGAGATTGGCCTGGCCAAAGATGCAAAGCGCGATTACATGGACCAGGCTAAAAAGGTCTGGGAACGTTATCGTGCAAAGAATCAACGTAAGAATGCATACAATTGTTTGTATGCCAACACTTCTATTTTGTTTCCTGAAATCTACAACACGTTGCCAAACCCGGATATTTCCCGTCGCTATGATCGGGATGACCCGCTAGGTAAGGCCGTGTCGGAAGTTTGGAGCCGGGCAATCAAGTTCAACAACGAAACTACGAACTTTGATGGTCAGGTGCGCATGGATGTGCTTGACATGCTAGTGGTGGCGATGGGTGTTTCCCGTGTCCGCTACGTGCCTGATCTTGTGCAGGTAGGAGATATTGAGGGGACGGGCGCAGAAGAGAATGAGAGTGAGCTTGGCCACGAAGCCCAACAAGGAGAGGCAGTAGAAGAACTGAATTGGGAAACCGCACCGATTGAACATATCCAATGGGACCAATGGTTGCACGGTCCTGGGCGCACTTGGGATTTGGTTCCGTGGGTTGGATTCATTCACAAGCTTACTCGTGATGAATTGATTGAGCGGTTTGGTGAAGAAATCGGCAACGCGATTGAGCTTGATTCGTCGGTTTCTCATGACAAGCAGCAAAAGAACAATGGTGGTGATGAAACTTACGACCTTTTCAAGACTGCCACTGTTTATGAGATCTGGGACAAAGATGAGCGGAAGGTAAAGTGGATCAATCTTGGCTATGTCGCTGGACCGCTAAAGACTGAAGATGACCCATATGGGTTTGACAACTTCTTCCCGATGCCTGAGCCGATCATTGCGATTGTGGATTCGGACATTCAGCGACCGGTGATGTTGTTTGAGCAATACTCTCAACAAGCTGATGAACTTGACAAGATCAGCGCTCGTATTAATCGGATTGTTGATGCAATCAAAGCCAGGGCAATTTACGACCCGTCACTCGGTAATCAGATAGCCGAACTATTCCGGGGGGAGGATAACGATCTGATCCCGGCTGGGGCTGATGTGCGCGCGCTTTACGATATTGGAGGTATTGAAAAAGCGATCTGGTTCATGCCCATTGAAAAGCTTGCCGCAATCGTCGCTGGCTTGTATGCCGCCCGGGATCAATGCAAAGCGGTTATTTATGAGCTTTCTGGCATTTCCGACATCATGCGCGGATCTACTGATGCAAATGAAACGCTGGGTGCTCAGGGTCTAAAAGTTGCCTTTGGCACATCTCGCATTTCCGACATGCAGCGCAACGTGCAACGGTACGTGCGTGATTTGATCCGCATGCAGGCTCATATCATTGCTGGCTTTGATTTGGAAACGCTGAAGAAAGTGACAGAGTGCGACTATCCGACCAATGCTCAATATGCTGCGCAGATTGCCCCAATCGTGCAGCAGTATCAGCAAGCGGTTATGCAAGCTGCTATCACCGGTCAGCCAGTTCCTCCTAAGCCGCAAATGCCGCCTAAACCTGTGACTTGGGAAGATATCGATGCCGTTCTCAAATCTGAGCAAATCCGCACCTACAAAATCGACATTGAGACCGATTCCACCATTGCGGCCACCCTGCAGCAAGATATGCAGTCTCTGACTGAGTCTGTTACTGCGATTGTTGGTGTATTCAAGGAACTGGGGCCAATTGTGCAGACGGGCGCTCTTCCGCTTCCAGCCTTGAAAGAACTCGTGCTCATCATTGCCCGCAAATGCAAGTTGGGCAATTCGCTTGAGGATGTGTTTGACAAGATCCAGCAACCTCCGCCACCGCAAGACCCGAACGCTTCCAAGCTGCAGGCTCAGGCTCAAATGAAGCAAATGGAACTTCAGGCAGAAACGGCCCAGCATGACAAGCAAATGCAAGCAGATATGGCTATGGAAAAGTTCAAAGCCATGCTGGATCAACAAACGGCTGCGTGGACCCAGGAATATCAGGCCCGAGAAAATGCTCATCAGCAAGCATTGGAACTGCAGCGTGACGACATGCAGTTTAAGCAAGAGCAGGCATTGAAGCAGTATGAAGCCACACAGCAACGCTCGTTGGATGAAATGAAGCAAATGATTCAATTGCTGATTTCTCGTGAAAAAAACGCTACGACGCTTGAAGCTGCTCAGATTGCGGCTGGGACTCAGTTGGCTACCAGTCAAATTGCTGCCGCTCAACAAGCTTCAAAGGAGGAATGATGCCGATCTATTCCATCATGTGTAGCGAATGCGGGCATCGAGACACGATGTTCCGCAAGATCGCAAATATGTATGACGTTCCGGAGCACTGTGGAAAGCCAATGATAAGGCTGATTGATGCGCCTGCAGTGCAAACAGATATCCCGCCATACCAGTCGCCTATTGATGGGCGGTGGATTGATAGCAAGACCGCAAGGCGTGAAGACTTGAAGCGAAGTGGTTGCAGGCCGTGGGAAGGGATGGAATCAGAAAAGAAAGAAGCGCAACGCCGGGCCGAATATATCGATACGAAATACAACGAAGGCTTAGAAGGCGCAATCATGCACACGTTTAATAACATGTCTGCTGAGAAACAGCGGACTCTCACCCAGGAGCTATAAATGAGCAGCGTAATCCCCGATATGGACGCAACTATCGCCAAAGCCCTTCAGGAGACCGGTTGGCCTGGCGCTGACCAAGTGGCAGATCTGATCCCAGAAGATGAACAGGGAAAGCAGCATGAGGAAGAACAAGCCGAGACTGCTGGGGAAAATGAGGAAGTGGAAGCGTCAGGCGCTGAAAACGATAGCGCAGAGACTGGCGAAGAAACTCAAGAAAATGAGGCTGAAGAGTCCGAAGAGGAAGAAAAGCCTTCTGAAACTGAGCAAAAGTATCAGCCTAAGTGGAAAAAAGCAGCCCTGAAAGTTCTGGAAGGATTGCCAGAAGAGCAACAGGAATTGCTGCGCCAAGAGGATAAGCGCCGCGAAGAAGCATTCCACAAAGGTATTGAGCAGTACCGAGAAGGCAATAATCGTGCCAAAGAGTACGATGAGGCAGTTCGCCCATACATGAGTACGATTCAGTCTGTAGGAGCAACACCTACGCAGGCGATTCAAGCTTTGCTTGCAGCCGACCACAATTTGCGGTACAGTCAGCCTGCACAAAAAGTAGGATTTATGCTAAAAATCATGCAAGATTATGGCGTAAATCCTCAAGATATTGTTTCTGCGGTAGGTGCGATTGGCCAGAATCAAACTCAAGTGGATCCTGTAGTTCAACAACTGCAGCAGCAAGTCCACCAAATGCAGGCATCGCAACAGCAAGCGCAACATCAAGCGCAAATTTCGATGCAAGCAAAGATTGATGCTGAAATCGCTGCTTTCGCGGCAGATCCAGACAATGAACATTTTGAGCTGCTTCGCCCGTACATGAAAACACTGGCGGACGCTCAACCCGAAGCAAACTTGCGCGATCTGTACGATCAAGCAATGAAGATTCACCCAAAAACCGCTGCCATCTGGGAAGCTCAACAGCAACAGAAATGGACGGAACAAAGGAAAGCAAAGCTGCAATCGGTAAAGAAGCCGACCAACGTTCGCTCTAACGGGCGCGCTGCGGTAACTAACCCGACCAAGCCTGCAACTATGGACCAAACCATCGAAGCCGAAGCCAAGCGCTTGGGCCTCATGTAACTGTTAAGGAGCTAAAACATGGCATCTCCCGGCCAAAGTAATCTGTTCAATGCATTTACGGAACTGGTTTCGACCACTTACCGTAACCACTCTAGCCAAGTCGCTGACAACGTCTCGCGTCACAATTCGCTGTTCCGTCGCCTGACCGAAAAGGGCCGCGTCCGTGTTGAAGATGGCGGTCTGTCCATCGTTCAGCCGCTGGATTACGCTAACAACTCGACCTATCAGCGCTATTCCGGCTATGACGTTCTGAACGTCAACGCTGTTGATGTGCTGACCGCTGCCGAATATCCGTGGCGTCAAGTCGCGGTGAACGTCGCCGCATCCGGTCTGGAAATGCGAACCAACGCAGGCCCGCAACGCATCATCAACTTCGTGAAGGCGAAGATTACCAATGCACAGCGCTCGCTGGCTAACGGCATGTCGCTTGATCTGTATTCGGATGGTTCCTTGGCTAACCAGATCAACGGTCTGCAGGCTATCGTTTCGGATGCCGGTACTGGCACTGTTGGCGGTATCAATGCGTCCACCTGGGCCTTCTGGCAAAACGTGGTGCAATCGGCTGCAGCTCCCCTGCAAGGTGGCGGCGCTATCACCCCGTCTGCATCGACCATTGAAAGCCTGATGCTGCCGACTTGGATCAAGCTGACTCGCGGTAACGACATGCCGGACATGATTGTGATGTCGGACGACTATTTCTCGTTCTTCGAACAGTCGCAAACCAGCCTGAAGCGTTACGCTCCGGAAGATGATGGCCAAGGCGGTATGATCCGCATGAAATACAAGACCGCTGATGTCTTCTTCGATTCGTCGGGCGGCATCCCGTCGCAACACGCTTACTTCCTGAACACCGATTATCTGGATCTGGTTGTTCACCGTGACGCCAACATGACCATGATGGACGAACTGCGTTCTGTGAACCAAGACGCGGTTGTTATCCCGATCCTGTGGCAAGGCAACCTGGTGTGCTCGGCACGCTTCCTGCAAGGCGTCATGAAGGCCTAATTCGGATAGAAAGGAAAATGAAATGACTACTGCTGCAACTAACTATCCGCTGCTTGGCTCTCAGCCGGTGGGTAACTGGTTCATCCCCGATAACACTCAGCGCCAGCCGCTGGGTCAGGTTATTGCCGTCTCGGACCCGTTCTGGGGCGGTCAAGAGCTGATTTATCTCGCGGTCCCGGCTTCGACCACTATCCCGGTGGGCGGCGCTGTGACTTGGGATACCAATCTGCAATCCGTGACTTTGCCGAACACTGCTAACCTGGGCGTGCCGGTTGCGTTTGCTCTGAATGCCGTTCCATCCTCGACTTCCGTGCAATATACATGGTTCGTCATCTCGGGACAGTGCCCGGTGTATTCGAGTGCCAGCGTGGCAGCCGCTGCTTCAATTGGCATCACTGCTGCAGGTCAACTGGGCGCAAACTCGGCTGGTAAGCAAATCCTCGGCGTTCGCGTCGTGGATCCGGCCACCCTGACCGCTACCAAAGCAAACGTTAGCACTCAGTCTGGCTCGACCATTCTGCGTTGCCCGACTGGCACTGATGGCCTGTTTGTCGGTGGTTATGTGTCGGGAACTGGCATTTCTGCAGGTGCATCGATTACTGCGATTGACCCGGATAACTACCGTGTCACTATCAGTGCTGCTGCAACTGCAACCGGTGCTATCACCCTGACCCAGACTTATAACAATGGCACGATTTTCTACAATGTCATTGTTGCAGATCGTCCGTCTGCACAGGGAGCGATTACCTGATGTACGGGGGCTTCGGCCCCCTTCTGTTTTCCCACTCCTGGGCTTTGGCGGCTAACTACCGCCCTTTTTGCCCTGATAATTAAAATGACGTTTTGCCCATAGGAGCTTTTATGTACAACAGTTTTCAGATTACTGAACGCAACAGCGGCCTTGCGCCCCATATTCGTTTTGAAACTCGCATGGGAGAGGATCGAGTAGCCAGTCTTGAACAAGGCCATAAAGTCTATGTTGATGAGGATTGGGTTATCGTCACTCCTCGCGGTGGCCGGGATTCTACCGAAAACACGGTTAAGCAATGGTTTGCAAATATCAGTGATTCTGCGCAACGCGGTCAATACCCAAATGAATGGCTGAAAGCCTTTAAACAAGCCTATGCTGAGTTTAAAGAAGGCCGTGAGATGCCTGTAGTGGGAACGCCGTTGCGTGCGCTTACATCGCTGTTTTCGCCTGCTGAAGTGGAAAATTGCGCAAGCTTGCATGTTCGTACTCTTGAGGAACTTGCTCAGGCAAACGAGGAAACAATTGGTCGTCTTGGCATGATGGGGCGCGAACTTAAGCAACGAGCAGAGCAAGCTGTTAAGCTCAACGAGGGCAAAGAGGACGCCCTGAAGATTGCCGCGTTGCAGACTGATTTGCAGACCAAAACTGATAGAATTAATGAATTGGAAAAGGCTCTTCGTGACTTGAAATTCCAATTTGATCAGATGAATCAAGAAGCCCCGCGCCGTGGTCGCCCTCCGAAAGAGTAAAAAATGACATGCTTAACCATTATCCAGGATGTAGCGCAACGGGTTAATCTGCCGTCGCCAAATACGACGCAAAGCAGTGACCCGCAAGTTATTCAACTTGTCGCGCTGGCAAACAAAGAGGGAGAATGGTTAAGCGCTCAGTACGATTGGCAATCGTTGCTGATCCAAAATACGTTTTTGACTAATGCTAGTCAGCAAACGCAGGCGCAGCTTTCTGTAGTTGCGCCAAATATGAAGAAGATCCTGAACGACATCATGTGGAATCGGGATCTTCGTCGGCCAGTCTATGGCCCGATGACTCCGCAACGTTATCAGCAAGTGCAAGCCGCTGTATTTGCTGGCCCTTGGAATCAGTTCATTATCCAAGGCGACAACATCAATTTCTTCCCCATTCCTGCAGCTGGGCAGACGATTGCATTTATGTACATCACGAAGAACTTTTGCACTTCTTCTGGTGGTACTGGACAGTCGCGGTTTATGGCTGATTCTGACATTCTTCTGCTTCGTGAGGACTTGTTTAAGCTGGGTATTGAATGGCGTTGGAAGAAGGCTAAAGGCCTCGATTACGCGCAAGACTTCGTTGATTACGAAACATTGCTAGCTGATGCCAAAGCCCAAGATGGGACTAAAGACATCATAAATATGGGTTCTGCCAGGTACGATATTTACCCGGGGGTCTTG